AAATAAAAGAAGATAATATTAGAAAAATTTTTAATGCAAAAAAAGGATATTCTCCAGAAGAAAAAGCATTTTTTATTAGGTCTTTAACTGATGAAATGATAGATGAAGCAATAATTGGGTTAAAAAGGTTTAAAGAAATTAGATAGACAAAGCATAGATAATTTAATATAGAGAGAGTAATATGACAGTATCAAGCACAACAGTAAAAAATTCATACTCAGGAAATGGTAGTAACGATACTTTTGTTTACGGATTCAAGATTTTTGCAGACACAGACTTAGAAGTAATTATTAGATCAGCTACAGGAACTGAGACTATAAAAACTTTAACAACTCATTACACAGTAACTGGTGCAGGAAGTGCATCTGGTGGTAATGTGGTATTTACTTCTGGTAATATACCAACTGGAACAGAGACAGTAGTAGTTAGAAGAGAAGTGCCGCAAACCCAAGCAATAGATTATATTGCAAATGATCCATTCCCTGCGGAATCACATGAAGAGGGTTTGGATCGTGCTACCATGACGATTCAACAACTTCAAGAAGAAGTAAATCGTTCTATAAAATTGTCAGCAACAAACACAATGACTTCTACAGAATTTACTGTAGGTGCAACAGACAGAGCAAATAAAGTTTTATCTTTTGACGCAAGTGGAGAAATTGCGGTTGCTCAAGAACTAGGAACTTTTAAAGGAGATAGTGCAACAACTACTACAGCAGCTTATGTTGTAAGAGATATAGTTAAAGGAACAACTACTGCTCAACTAAATAATATTTATATTTGTATTCAAGCATCACCAGTTGGTACTGCTTTAACTAATACATCTTATTGGGTTTTAATTGTAGACGCAGTTTCAGCTGCAACAAGTGCTACAGCCGCTGCTAGTTCAGCAACTACTGCTGGAAATAGTGCTACAGCTAGTGCTAATTCAGCTACTGCTTCTGCTAACTCTGCAACAACTTCTGGAAACTCTGCAACTGCTTCAGCTAACTCTGCTACTGCTTCTGCAAATTCTGCTACAGCTGCGGCTAACTCTGCTGATGCTTTTGATGATATTTATTTAGGAACTAAATCTTCTGATCCATCAACAGATAATGATGGGGATGCTTTAGCTGCTGGTATGCTTTATTTTAATTCTACCAATAATATTCTTAGAGTTTATAGTGGTTCGGCTTGGCAAGACGCTGCATTAAGTTCTACTGGTGTTGTAACTTTAACTGGAACACAAACTCTTACAAATAAAACTTTAACTACACCAAAGATTGCAGAAATAGATAGTTTGGGTTCTGGTGATATTACTCTTGATGCAGAAGTAGATATTAATTTAGATGCTGCAACAGATGTAAATATTCCAGCTAATGTTGGTTTAACATTTGGTAATGATGGAGAAAAGATTGAAGGTGATGGAACAAATTTAACAATTAATTCTAGTGCTGATGTTATAATGAAACTTGGTGGAGATCAACTTATACTTCATGATGGTAGTAGTAATATTGGTCAATTAGATTTAACTAGTAATCATCTTTCTGTTGAAGTTTTAGGTAATGATAAAGATATGTTCTTTAAAGGATTTGATGGTGGAGGAAGTATTACTGCATTAACTTTAGACATGAGTGCGGCAGGTGCTGCTACATTCAATGACGCTGTGATTTTAGGAACAAACAAAGAAATACAGCTTGTAGACACTAATGAATCCATTAAATCTGATGGCTCTAAAATGATCATCAAGTCAGGAGGAACGTCATTCAATTTGCCAACAGCAGATGGATCAGCAAATCAAGTTTTAAAAACAGATGGTTCTGGTACTTTATCTTTTGCTGCAGCTGGTGGAATCACAATGGCTGACCAATGGAGAGTAACAACTAGTTTTACTGGTAGTGCTGCTCCAATATCTTCTAATTGGGAAAGAAACGATACAGCACCTTCATTAAGTTATTTTGGTTCTCAAATGACAGAATCCTCTGGTGTATTTACCTTTCCATCAACAGGAATTTACTATGTAAGTTTTACTGCAAATGTTAAACTTGATGGAGATAGCAGATTTAATTATGGTTTAATAAAAGGAACTACAGATGGATCAACTTTAATAACTTTAACAGAAGCTTCTACTAGTATTACGCAATCTCAAAGTGCTGCCACTCTTGCAAGTGTGTCATCCGATATTATAATTGATGTTACAAATACATCAAATCACAAAGTAGCTTTTGAAATTAATGTCTCTTCGTCATCAACAGAAGTAACATGTAGTGGAGTGAGAGATATAACCTTTGTAAGATTTATAAGATTAGGAGACACATAAAATGAATAGACCAACACACATAGAAGATTATTTAGTTTTATTACATACTGGACAATGGTTCGGTTGGTCAGATTCTAAAAATAAAGTTTATGCTAATTTAATTATACATGATGACACTAAAGATAAACCTAGTGAAAGCGATTGCACATCTGGTTTAGCAACTTTACAATCTGATTTTGATGCTAAACAATATCAAAGAGATAGAGCAACTGCTTATCCAACATGGCAAGAACAAATGGATATGCAATACAAAGATTTATTGAATGGTACTACTACCTGGAAAGACGCAGTAGCTAAAGTTAAATCAGACAATCCTAAAAACTAATGGCTAGAAAGAAGATTGATTCCAATCAAGAAGATCACAATGGAATTAGATTATCTTCACACGAAAAAATTTGTGCTGAAAGAATGTCACAATTAGTTAAATCAATAGATGAAATGAAAAAAGAAATAAAAGAATTAAGAAGCGATATGTCTAAAGGCAAAGGTGCTATCAATCTTTTAATTATTATTGGTGGTGTTATAGGTGCTTTAGTTGGTTTCTTCAACATGGATGGCTAGACGCAAAACAGCAACAGTTGGTTTAATTAGTGAACTTACAGTTCAGATTAACCTTGCAAAAGACCCTAATATCTTAGTGTTTTCACCACTTGGAGGACTTGGTCCAGTAGATATTGTTACTTTAAATATGACTACAGGTGAGTATACTGCTTATGATGTTAAAAGTAAAAATTACAGAAAATCAGACTACAAAGGTAAAGATGGCTATAATAGAAAAAGAACAGGAAGCCTTATTCGTAGACCAAGAACTGCAGAACAAAAAAGATTAAAGGTAAAAATTATTTATGCAACTATCTAAACATTTTAAATTAGAAGAGTTTACTAAGTCAATGACAGCTACTCGTAAGGGTATCAAGAATGATGCAGGAGCAGGAGATATAAAAAACCTAGAGAATGTTTGTTATGAGATACTTGAACCAGTTAGAGCTAAGTTTGAAAAGCCTATAACTATTACATCTGGCTATCGTTCAGAAGAATTATGTGAAGCAATAGGTTCAAAGAAAACATCTCAACACGCAAAAGGTCAAGCAGTAGACTTTGAAATTGCTAGTGTACCTAATATTAAAGTAGCTTATTGGCTACAAAACAATGTAGATTTTGACCAACTTATATTAGAATTTTATAATCCTGAAGATCCTGCTGGTGGTTGGGTACATATAAGTTATAATGAAAAAGGTAATAATAGAAAACAAGTATTGACTTATGATGGTAAAAAATTTGATAATGGTTTACCAGAAATGAAATGGAAAAATGGTGAGGTAAAAGAATAATGTGGTTTAGTGCAATAAAATTAGCAGTTAATGCTGGTAGTCATATATATAAAAAGAAACAAGAAACTAAAATGATGATGGCTAATGCTCAAGCATCACACGCAGAAAAGATGGCTGCTGGAGAAATTGAGTATAGTGGTAAGCTATTAGAAAGTAGAGACAAAGATTATAAGGATGAAGCAATTTTAATAATTCTTACGCTGCCAATTTTAGTGTTAGCCTATGGGGTTTTTTCTGATGATCCTGCTGCATCATTAAAAATTCAAGAGTTCTTTCAACAATTCCAACAGCTACCTAAATGGTTTACAAATTTATGGATTCTTGTCGTAGCAAGTGTTTATGGAATAAAAGGTACACAAATATTCAAAGGTAAAAAATAATGAGTAAAGGTATAATGACAGCATCTGTTAGTCAATACAGTAAGAAAACAAGTTTATTATCACAACAAACAGGTAAGAAAAAACCTAAACCAAAACCTAAATATAAAAATAAAAAGTAATGGCTAAGCAGAATTTTACACACTATGTAAAAAGAGATCAGCCTAAAAAAAGACCAGGTGTACATAAAAAATCTCAAAACAAATCATCTAAAAGACAAAAGAAACAAGTAAGATATAAAGGTCAAGGTCGTTAATGAGGATTTTAATCCTCATATTACTTAGTTCACAATCACAATTCACAATCTCCACTAAACTAGATCTCGTATATATAGATCAACCAAATAAAATAAGTAATTGTTTTCAGTTGATAGATGATGTAAGAGAAAATATTGCTACTTATAATAATGAAACCAATAAATGGTTACTTAAAGATGGCAGACAGTTTATTGGAGGAATGTGTGAATGAACATAGCAGATTTATTAAAAAAAAACATAGTAATGATTCCTGTAGTTGCTTCTCTTGTGGTTGGAACTTTCACAGGTGTTAAGTATATCGTAAGTCTTACAGAGACTATTAATCAAAATAGAGATCAAATTACTATTATAAACGATAAACATTTAAAAAATCAAATTGGATACATAGCTAGAATACAAGAAAATCAAAGCCATTTATTATTAAATATTGAAACTAACAAAGGTAATACAATTGTTACAAATGATAAACTTAAGACAATGGAAGAAAAAATAAAACAAATAGAACAAGATTTTAAAAGTTTTTTAATTATGCGTAGTACATTAACGGGAGATAAATAATATGGAGTGTGCCTATATGAATTATTATTTTACTGGAGCAATAATTATAGCTTTTATAATGCTAACAATAATAGTAGCACCTTTATGAATAGAAAAACTAACACAGCTTTAATAGGATTACTTGGTACAATACTTATGGGACTTAGCACTTGGGTACTCATTACTTTAATAGAACTTCAAACAATTGTAGCTATGATGCAGCAAGAATTGATGTCTCTTGACAAGGTTTTTGGTCGTATATATTCACATATGGATAGACTTGCAAAATGATTGATAGATTTTTTTATAAATTTTTTTCTTTAATAGATGATTTATTTGAAAAAGTTGAAGATGTGTGGACATTTGATATTGGACAGGAGTTAAAAAAAAAGAAAAGAAAAAAGAAATGAAATTTATATTAGTAATAAGTTTATGTTCTTTTATAAATAATCAATGTTTACCACCTGCACAAATTCAAGGGGATTATAATTCTTGGAAAGAATGTACACTTGCAGCAATAGAAATATCTAAACAATTAATAATTGCACAAGAAGATACCTTTGTTAATAATAATAAAGTAGCAACTAAATTTATATGTGAAGAACTAAAGGAAATTTAATGAGAGATAATAAAGTTATAGAAAGTTATTTAAAAAAGCATTATAAAAAGATTCAAGAAATGATGCTATTTAAAAACCTTATTAAAGAAGTTGAGATAGGTGCTAATGGTACTAAAGGATATATTATTAAACAAGGTATTAACAAAGGTAAGGTTGTTAAATGATTAAAAATTTTAAAGACATAGTAATATTATTAATAACAAGTGGTGTCTTAATACTTCTTGGTGTTATTATTGTAGGTGATTATTGGGTAGCACTAGAAGAAAATAGACCTGTTGATGAAAGTGTAATCACATTAATGAAGATGTCAGTTACAGGATTGATTGGTGTAATTGGTGGTTACATTGGTGGTAGTAAATGAAAAAAGAACATAAGAATCCTAAAGGTGGGTTAAGTGCTAGAGGTAGAGCTTTTTTTAATAATAGAGATGGTTCTAACTTAAAAGCACCAGTTAAGTCTGGAACTAATCCAAGAAGAGTTAGCTTCGCTGCAAGATTTGGTGGTATGAAAGGTTCATTACTTAATAAGAATGGAGATCCAACAAGATTAAAACTTGCACTAAAAGCATGGGGATTTGGTAGCAAAGAAGCTGCTAGAAAATTTGCATCTAATAATAAAAAGGCTTAATGAAAACAATAGTATTATTTATTTATCATTGGTCTACCAAGTTAAGCTCTTGGTCATGGCAAAAATTATATAGCAATAGGAAGTCTGGACTTGGCTACAAAAAGTAAAACTTGGGTACGATCTAAAGAACAAATCATTATCTGTGGTAATTGCGAGGTATGTAATAAAGAATTAACCTCTGTTATGGGGGGTTGGATAGTTAATGCAAAGAAAAAAAGGTTTTGCCATAATGGTATAGATGAGTTATGCTTCGACCAATACATTAACAATAGGAAAAACAATGCCAGGTTATCATACTAAAAAAGATGGAACAAAAGCCAAGAAGGGTTTGTACTATAACATGAATAAGAAAAAAGCTGCTGGTACTTCAAACAGCAAAGCTAAATCTACTGTTAGTGCTAAGTCTTACAAATCTATGCTAAGTGGTTTTAAGAAGTAGTTTTTTATTCTTTCTTTCTAACTGTCTAACATAGGACCTAAGATCATCTATGGTATGCTCTTGATCTTCTATCTTTAATCTATATCTTAGATTCCAATTAACTCCTACAACACCTCTTTTAACTCTTGAAACTCTTGCCATATTGTTTGCTCCTTTGACCAATATCTTTTCTTGTTAGCTTTCATTTTTATTGAATGTAATACTGTGGTGTGGTCCTGCTTAAAATGTCTACCAATGTTTGATAGATTCATTTTATATTTTTCGTTTAATAAATTGTGAATAATGTTTCTAGCTCTAACAATATCTAAAGTTTTCTTCTTGCTTAACAATTCTGATTTAGATAATTCATATCGCTTACACATATAATCAACAATGTTATCTATCTTTGATTTTTGTGGAGATGAAAAAGAATAACCAACAATCTTTACTAGATCATAGCCATCTTCTTTTAAATGTTTTTTGGCTAACTTATAACCATTAACAAATGCGTTTCTGTATATTTTTTCTTCTCTTGTATTTAAATCTGCGTACTGTCCTGCCTTCATAGCAAGTCTAATCTCATTAAGATTTTTATTTTTAGTCATAGAATCCCCTCACAGTTCCTTTGTTTTTTTTAACCATAAACCAATGACTATATTGCTGTCATTAATTCTTCTTTTGTCCGCTCTATTTTCCAAAACAATCTATAAGAATCTTTTTGATACTTATTTGCTTTGTACTTGGCTTCCAGATACTTCTGATGTTTCTTCTCTTGAAGATCCTTTAGCTTCTGCAGACGCATTTTGATGTTTTCCATCATGCTCCTTTTTTACTGTTGTAAAATCAAGTTTAATATTCTCAATTTTTACTTCTGCATTACTCCCATCATTGGAAGGATTTGCAGCCTTTTCTGCTGAATCAAACTCTTCGGTAATTTCAAAACTACACTCTCCGTTTTTGATTCTTATATATTTTGTCATACTTTATCCTTTTTGGCAAACTCTTTTTTGTGTATCTCTTTAGTCATCTTGTTATATATGCTTAAATCTGTATAGTTATCCGCCTTAAAATTTTTAGTAGATCTATAAAGTTTTAGTCCCATCATTAATTGACCTACTTGGTGTGGTTTAATTCTTTTTCTTAAATTACCAGCTAAGATGATAGTAAACATCTCTGCCAACATAATAAAGTTTTCTTGATAATTGCCATAATCTTTTTGACGTTCATCAATAATTTTATTTTCAATCTCTTGATCTATCTCTGTTATTTTCTTGTCCATATTTTTTTTTAATGTCCTGGGGAAGAAAACTACCGAAAGGGAACTAAGAAAGAAAAAACTCCCCCAAGACTATATAAATTTTAATTACTTAAAACTTATATTCTGCTTTGTTATCAGAAATAGGAGCTTTTGAAAACCCTTTATTTCCTGTTGATTGTGGA